CTAAAAGGATGTATTATGATCAATGTTCTTATGCCTTCCCCGAACGGTGAAATAAATCACAGTTTAGTTCGGGAAACTATAAATCAATTAATTGCAGTTGAAAACGCGAAAGAGCAGACGCAATTACTCGCAGGTCTGGCGGGTGGTATGCTTTTCGTTTCAGAGCTTCGTGCAGGTTAACAAACTAAAAAGGGGAAATGAATGAATGTTTTAAACGTACTAGGCGTAAACCAACTATCACTACGAGGCGCAGGGGAAGAGTTCAACAGCTTTTCACGATTCTTTAAATCGAAAGATGAGGCGTTATCATCGGTGGCTAATGGTGATTATTCACCAACAGCAGGAGTTGTTAATGCCGTTCTAATTTTGGGCAAAGGTATCATGGTGTATGATTTTACCCTGCTCGATTTTGTAGATATATCACAGTTAGCAGCAGCAGCTAATCAGACACCTAAATACATTGAACTAGATGGTGCTAATGATTATATAAATTTAGTTGATCGAGCAGGTGGCTCTGAGGATGTCCTGGACTGGAGTAAATCATGGTCAATCGGTATTACTCTTTTTGGTATCGAACACGTTAATGATGCCGCGTGGATTTCGCTATTTTCATCAGGTGGTAATCATGTCATGTTAAGACGTGGAGGTAGTAACTGGGGTGTGTACGTAACCAGTAACGACAATAGCTATTCACATGGTGCGAACACTTGGTACGCTCCTCAGGAGTTTGACCGCATCTTGTTTACATACGATCACGTAACGGCTCGCCTTAAATATTATCTAGGCAATCCCGCAACTGGTGCATACGCTATGAGAGCTAATCTTTTAGTTAATTCAACAGTTATTAGCAACAACTCGCCCGATAGCACTCTAAAAATAGGCAAGGGTGGTATGAACGGTGTTGTTTATTGGGATGGCGGTTTAAATAATCTTATTATGTCTAACCAAGTTCTTGTAGGGCCACAGGTGGACGAGTTCTTCCAGACAGGTGAGGATTTCACTAGTCATGAATATTATCCAGATCTTACTAGTTATTGTCGACTAGGTGAAGATGTCTTTCCTGCCGTAGGAGATGACAAGGGTAACATTACTAATGGCGTACTGGTGGGTGGCACAGCAGAAGACTTTGCTGACATTCCAACAGAGTAATCTTTAGTTACGGGCTATTTAACATTAATTAGCCCGTGCTTTTCCAGTATATAAATCAAATAAAAGGTATTAAAAATGAAAGAATATTTAAGCGGGGATGAAATTAAAATATCATCAATAGACGCGGTCTTTAAGGTTAAAATTGTTTCGGGTACAGCATCAATTCAAGCACAGGTAGCAGACGAAGGTTTTGATGAGATTACCGAGGGAAACTACACACAAACCGCAGATGGTGTTATTACAATTAAAGAGTGTACGATAAAGCCGATACTTACAGGCGATGCTAGATTCTTTATGAGTTCAACTAATAACAGACCATAAATAAGGTGTGCAATGTCAAAACTTAATCCAAAGCAAACTTTATTTTGCCAGGAGTACTTGGTCGACCTAAACGCGACTCAAGCCGCTATTCGTGCTGGTTACTCAAAGAAAACAGCACAGCGGATGGGTAGCGAAAACCTCTCAAAACCTCTTATTGCTGAATTTATACAGCAAGCAATGGATAAACGTAGCGAAAAGGTCGAGATAAACGCTGAATGGGTGCTAACTCAAGCCGTAGAGATGTTTGGAGTATGTAAGGAGCTTGGAGAAACAAACACCGCTAAAGGCTACTTAGAGCTTGCAGGTAAACATTGCACAATTAATGCCTTTAAAGAAATTACAGATCATACTTCAAGCGATGGATCAATGAGTCCCACTAAAATAACACGCGTTGTAATTGATGAATCTTGAGATTAAAACGCCTAGATGGTGTTTGCCATTATTAGAGCCTGTCAGGTATAAAGGTGCTAAGGGTGGACGTGGTTCCGGTAAGTCGCATTTTTTCGCTGAGTTATTAGTAGAAGCTATGATTATGGATGCCTCGCTACAGGCTGTTTGTATACGTGAAATTCAAAAGTCATTAAAATTTTCAGCTAAGAAATTGATAGAGGATAAAATACGCTCGCTTAATGTTAGTCACATGTTCGATATTACGATTAATGAGATTAGGCGTATTGGTGGTGAGGGCATAGTTATCTTTCAGGGTATGCAAGATCATACAGCCGATAGTGTAAAATCATTAGAGGGGTTTAACGTATGTTGGGTGGAAGAGGCTCAGAGTTTATCTAAGCGCTCAATGGAGTTATTACTACCAACTATTCGAGCGCCTAAAAGTGAAATATGGTTCGGTTGGAACCCTGAAAACGATTATGATCCGGTAGATTTACATTTTAATGCTGATGATGCTGATTGTGTATGTGTGCATGTTAATTTTAATGATAACCCATTTTGCCCTGATGAGTTGAAAGCAGAAGCTAAACGACACGCTAAAAATAACCCTGATACTTATGACCACGTTTGGCTTGGTGGGTACAATAAAAAATCTGATGCTCAAATATTCAATAGTAAATACTCATCACAAGAGTTTGAACCTAGCCCATCATGGGAGCCACTTCACGGTTTAGATTGGGGTTTTGCTAATGACCCAACCACAGCAGTAAGATGCTACGTTAATGATAATAAATTATATATACGCTATGAATGCGGAAAAATAGGGCTAGAATTAAACGATACAGGCGACTACATCACGAAGCATATACCTGACGCTGATAAATACGTTATACGTGCTGATTGTGCCAGACCCGAATCGATATCACATGTTAGACGTTGGCTACCTAAAATAGAAGCCTGTAAAAAATGGGCGGGCAGTGTTGAAGATGGTGTTGAACATATGCGTAGTTATGATGAAATTATTATTCATCCGTCATGTGTAGAAACGCTAAACGAGTTCAGAAAATATTCATACAAGATTCATAAACAAAGTGGTGATATACTTCCAGACATAGTAGACGATTGGAATCATTATATAGATGCTATTAGATATGCATTAGGTCCACTCATTAAAAACACCAACACTTTCTATATAGGCTAAATCATGGCACTAGCAGACGATTAATAAAGTTTGTTAGTTGTACACAAAATCCAATTTAATGACGGGGTTTATAATGACAGATAACGAAAGACTATTAATTAGAGCTATAGCGGTTATATTTTGCACTGTTGCTGTATACAGAATAGAAAGCGTAGATAAAAGAATGGATCACCTAGAAGATAAAATCGATAAAATTTTCACTAATAAACAGGATCATTAAATGTGGCCTTTTAAAAAGAAACAAATAACACAGGCAATAGAGCAAAAGGGTTTTGATAGCACTAATAACAACTATTCATCCGTTGCTCAGTGGTCTACATGGGACGCTAAAAAGGCAGTTGAAGAAGGGTTTAAAAGCTCGGTTCCTGTCTTTTCTTGTATCAAAAAACGATACGACGCGGTGAGTTCAATACCTTGGTGCGTTGAAACATTGACGGGTGATGAGTGGGTAAAGCAGCCTAATCATCCATTACAAATGCTACTCGATAATCCAAACCCTGAAATGTCTATGGGTGAAATGATGCGCCTATTAATTACACACTTAGATTTAGCGGGTAATGGATTCTGGACTAAGGTGCGTGGTGGGATGGGTAATGCCCCGATGGAGTTGTGGCCTATGATGCCTTATGTATCTATCACCACTAATTCAGATGGTACTATTAATAATTATAAACAAACTAATACAGGTGCCGTTTATCCCGCTGATGATATTTGCCAATTTAAGTTTACTAACCCTGATAACTATTATTTCGGTCAATCACCATTGCAAGCTGCAGGCAAAGCTGTTGATGTTGATAATGCTGGTCAAGAGTGGCAAAAAGTTAGCATGCAGAATAGAGGTGTTCCAGATTACGCCATCTCTTTTGAGTCTGATTTAACACCGGATCAATATCAGCAAGCTAACGATCATATCAAGTCTAAAACTGGCACAGGTTCAGCAAGAGAACCTCTTGTATTGTCTAAAGCTAAAGTACAACAGTTAAGTTTAAATCCTGTTGAAATGGACTTTATGAACACTCGCAGGTTTAGCCGTGAAGAGGTTTGCTCAGTTTATGGCGTGCCATCTGCTTTAATCGCTGAAATGAATGAGGCAAACTTATCCAATGCTGAAACAGCGCGTAAAGTGTTTTGGCTAGATACTATTATCCCGCTCATGGATGAGTTGAAAGAGTCATTAAACCGATGCTTATTGCCTGATTTTAAAGATAGTAATACTCGTATAGTTTATGACACAACCAACGTGGCGGCTTTGCAGGTTAACACGCAGGAGAAAATTGATAACGCTACTAAACTTTGGGCAATGGGTGTGCCTTTCAATACGATTAATCAGCGTATGGAGCTTGGCTTTGATGACATTGATGGTGGTGATGTTGGCTATATTAGTTCTAGCGCCATTCCTACTAGTTTCGATTTTGAACAGGAAGTTACGGACGAAAGTAAAAAAGCCGTTTACGATGAGCTTTTAAAGAAGTCTATTAATGTTAATTAGTGGAAGAACCCGCGACCAAGAAAGCCGTTACCAACAGTTGAAGTTGGCGGCTATTGTGCGTAGATACGATCAAGCTATTGCCCGTGAAATAACGCGGGCGATGAATGATATGGTGAATAAGCTAGGCAAAGCATTAGCTGAGGCGCAAGTTATCCACAAGCACCGTGAGAATATGGGGCTTATACTTGGTAAGCTGTGGACAGACTCGGGTAATATCGCTGTTAAAAGTACGTTTAAGATTGCTAAGTCATTTTTGCGTATGGAATTAAAAAAGGATATTACTACGCCTATTGTTGATTCAGTTATTGCTAATTGGATTAAGGATATAGGGCGCACACAAATATTATCAATTACCGGTACAACGTTAGACGATACATTAAAAATAATAGGCGATGCTAGGCAAGATGGCCTAAGTGAGCGTGATACGGCTAGACTAGTACATGAAGCCGCGCCATTTATATCAGCATCAAGGGCGCAAACTATCGCACGAACAGAGGCACATGGTAGTAGTCAAGGGATAAGTTTAGACGTTGCTAATCAAACGAGCATACCTATGATTAAGTTGTGGATATCAGATAAAAGCGGTACAGCTAGAGGTTCGCATCTTCGGATTGATGGGCAACAAAGGGCATTATCAGAAGATTTTGATGTTGATGGCGAGAAGTTAAGATACCCGGGCGATTCTTCCGGTAGCGCGGGGAATGTTATCAACTGTAAATGTGTTATAGGCTATGATGTTGCATAATTAGCAATATTAAAAATAGTATAGTAAAATAAAAATATAATTATATAAGGCGTACAGTATGGATTTTAAAAGCATCGAGCTAAAAGAAACGGCTATCGATATGTCAGCACGAACTATTGAGGGTTATGCTGCTACATGGGATCTTGATCAAGCCAACGATATCATTCAGAAAGGCGCATTTACTAAGACAATCAGCGAGGGCTTGCAGTCTAAGCGCATTAAAATGTTATGGCAACATGACGCGCCACTTGGTATGCCGTCTGATATGTTTGAAGATGACAAAGGATTATACGTTAAGGGTAAAATTTCGCGCACTCAGTTAGGCGATGAGGCCTTAGAATTAATGCGTGATGGCGTTGTTGATAGAATGAGCATAGGCTTTTCTATCCCTAAAGATAAATCAGGTTTCACACCAGAAGGTGTACGCCTAATATCAGAGGTAAAATTATTTGAATTCAGCCCCGTTACGTTCCCTGCTAACGAAGCTGCGCACATATTAGCAGTTAAATCATTGCAGGAGCAAATGATGATCGCAAAGTCTAAAGGCGTTAACCCTAAAG